ATAAGTGTCCCAAAAGGAGGCATTATGGCAACATTGGAAGAACAGATAGACCTAGAGTATCAGATGGTGCAGTCAGGGATTGACCGTTACCACAAGCAGTTGCAGGATTTATTGGGAAAGGAATTAGGGTCAAAGACTAAGCATGGTAGAACCATTATCAAAGGTATCCTTGACCCTGTACAAGAGGCTATTGAAGAACACTGTAAGGTAGATAAAAGATACAACCGAAGTACATCCAAAAGTTTACTCAAGGGTATGGATGCGGGTAAGGTAGCTTATCTAGCTTTAGTATGTTTGATCGACAGCCTAGCAAACAATGGTACGTTATTAAAAGTTTGTCGAACCATTGGTATACAACTTGAAACACAGAAAAGATTAGATGTCTGGTTACAGGTAGACAAGGAAGTAGCTACCAACATGATTAAGGAAGCTAACAAGAAATCAGACAAAGGTTTTTTACACAAGCGTTATGGTCTCGACCACAAGATTAATAGTGACGGTGTTGACCTACCTACATGGACAAGTCAGGAACGTATTAACGTGGGTATTAAACTGGTTGATCTAATTATCACTGCTACAGGTATTGTTAAACTGGAGAAGAAGATACAGAAAAGGAAAACCATTTACCATGTAGTACCAACGCAAGAGACAGAGGAGTGGATCAAAGCGTTTAATGAGACCAACGAGGTAGCACTACCAAGGTATTGTCCTTGTATTATCGAGCCGAAGGATTGGGATTCATTCTGGGGTGGTGGTTACTACTCTGAACACATAAACAACTTACCATTTGTGAGGGTACACGCATGAGACAGACAGCACAAGATTACATTAATGCTCTGAAAGACCGTGACCTGTCTCTAGAGTACCAGTGTGTCAACGCACTACAGAGAACACCTTGGCGTATCAATGAGTTTGTTGTCGATACCCTACGTCAATGTTGGGACAGTGGTCAATCATGGGAAGGTTTACCACCAAGAGATAACTTAGCATTACCTAAGTATCCTTTTAGTAAAGAACCTAAATACCTTAACGATGAGGAGACAGCAGTCTTTAAGGCGTTCAAGTCAGAGCGTAACAAGATACACAGCTACAACAATAAGTCTATGTCCAAACGGATTCAGGTAGAGCGTACTATTCAACTTGCCGAACAGTATAAAGACATAGAGAAGATGTGGTATGTATGGCAGTTAGACTTCAGGGGTCGTAAGTATCCTGTAGAGTCTTTCTTATCACCACAGAATGCAGACTACAGTAAAGCACTCTTAGAGTTTGCTAACCCAGCTACTATCACAAACGATGAGGAAGCTAAGTGGTTGGCTATACATGGTGCTAATGTATTTGGAGTAGATAAGGTAAGTTTAGAAGATCGAGAGATGTGGGCGTACATGAACGTAGATAACGCTGTCGATGTTTATAACGATCCCTTAACTAACAGATGGTGGCAGGAAGCAGATAAACCTTGGCAAGCACTTGCATGGTGTTACGAGTGGGCATTGTACAGCAACGCTAGACAGTTTGGAGAGCATTTCGAGACTCACCTACCCTGTGCTAGTGACGGTTCGTGTAACGGCTTACAGCACCTCTCAGCAATGCTTAGAGACCTTGGGGGCGGTAAGGCAGTAAACTTAACACCGCATGACACACCTCAAGACATTTACACGGATGTAGCAAAGAGAACAACGGAACTGTTACAGCAAGAAGGTACAACACTAGCCAGTGAGTTACTAAACATTGGTGTGTGCAGAAAGATATGTAAGAGACCTGTGATGATTGTACCCTACTCAGGGACACAACACAGTTGTAGAGATTACATACTGGAAGCACTAGAAGAAAAATGTAAAGGCAACAACCCTTGGGGTGATGACTTCTGGCAACCAGCTACATACTTGGCTAAGTTTGTCTGGAAAGCCATCAACGAGGTTATTGTCTCGGCTCATAAAGTAATGAACTACATCAAGAGCATTGCAAAGTTGTATAGTAAGCAGGGCAGACCCTTTGAGTGGGAGACACCAACAGGGTTATTAGTGAGACAGTCGTACAGCAACACCAAGAAGCTACGCATCTGGACACACTTAAGCGGTTCTACAGTTAAGCTGAACTACAGACAGCCACTAGAGAAGACAGTAGACTCACGCAAGAGTGTTAGCGGTGCTAGTCCTAACTTCACACATAGCTTAGATGCTGCGGCTTTGACGTTCACAGTCGATAAGTGTTTGAAGGAAGGCATAACAGACTTTGCTATGGTACACGACAGCTATGGCACACACAGTCCCAACATGGTGAAACTTAATGATAAGTTAAGAGAAGCGTTTGTTGAGATGTACAGAGATAACGATGTACTGCAAAATCTCTACGATAGCGCAGTAAGTACGTTAACGGAGGGTACAGAAATACCTGAACCTCCACCAAGGGGAACATTAAACATTGAGGAGGTGCTACAGAGTGATTACTTTTTTGCTTAATTCTCTAACCACCCCCTATAGCAATCCCCGAATAAACTTTAACTTAATAGGATAATAAATATATGGCGAAGAACATTTTAGTATTAGAAGGAACAGCGGCATGGGCGAAAGTATTTGAGCCTGATACAAAGTTTAATCCACTAGGTGATTACAGTATCAACCTTCAAATGACGGAAGCAGATGCCGCACCAATGTGTGAGAAATTAGAGGAACTAATTCAAGAGACATTTAAGAAAGCAGTTAAAGAGAAACCACCTCTTAAGAACTCTCTGACCACACAAGATGTCATGTCCGTAGTATACGACAGAGATACGGGAGACCCTACAGGTAACGTAGAGTTTAAATTCAAACTAAAAGCTAAAGTCCAAAAGAGAGATGGTGGTTGGTATGAGCAAGAGCCTGTTGTGCTTGATGCGAAGAAGACACCACTCACAGGTGACACGCTGATTGGTAACGGCTCTAGGGTAAAGGTAGCGTTTGAACCTATCCCTTACGTGATGCAGTCAACCAAGAAGGTAGGTGTGTCTCTACGACTAAAGGCAGTACAGGTAATAGATTTGGTTGAGTATGGTAACTCAGCCGCAAGTGTGTTCGATGAAGAAGACGGCTTCGTAGCCCCCTCCGCTAATGCCGAAACTTCATCAACAACCGAGGTCTTTGCTGATGCCGCTGACTTCTAGATCGACCCTAGAGGAACGTGTGCAAGCAGACCTTGACTACCGTGGGATAGCTTATGAGTATGAACCTTGTAAGCTACCCTTCACGGTAAAGAGAAATTATATACCTGATCTAAAGATTGGAGATATTTATGTTGAGGTTAAGGGTTACTTCCGATCAGAAGCGCAACGTAAGATGCGTAACATAAAGGAACAACACCCTGACTTAGATATACGGTTCTTATTTCAACGGAACAACAGCCCAGTACAAGGCGCAAAGAAACGCAAAGACGGAACTAAGATGACTTGTGCAGAGTGGGCAGAAAAACATAACTTCATCTACGCAGAGGGGATGATCCCTGATGAGTGGTTTAATTAGGAGACGGTGATGGAAAATCAGGAGAGTGATTTTATTATGCACACTCCTTGTAGTAAGTGTGGTTCATCAGATGCAAACAGCTTGTACTCTGATGGTCACACCTACTGCTTTAATTGTAAAACTTATGGGCAATCCCAAGAGGAGGTCAGATTGGTAGAGAACGCAGTAAAAGATACGATATTCAAAACAGGGTCTTATCAACCTCTGATTAAAAGAAACTTAACAGAGAAGACTACAAGGTTTTGGGATTATCAAGTGGCAGACGGAATGCACGTAGCAAACTTCAAAGATGCTGACGGCAACACAGTAGCACAGAAGCTCCGCTACCCTGATAAAACTTTTGCTGTCGTAGGCGATTTAAAGAAAGCTGTATTGTTTGGACAGAACCTTTGGCGAGACGGTGGTAAAAGCTGTGTCGTTGTGGAAGGTGAGTTGGATGCACTATCCATGTCACAGGCTTTTGATAACAAGTGGGCAGTTGTCTCTATTAAGACAGGTGCGGCAGGAGCAGTTAAAGACATTAAAAAATCTATCGAATGGTTAGAGAAGTTCGAACAGGTTGTCTTTATGTTTGACCAAGATGATGTAGGTAAGAAAGCAGCACTAGAGTGTGCGGCACTACTATCACCACGCAAGGCTAAGATTGCCAAGCTACCACTCAAGGATGCGAGTGAGATGCTACAGGCAGGAAGACAGTCAGAGCTTATTGATGCGTTTTGGTCAGCAAAAGAGTTTGCCCCTGACGGTATCATCAATGGTGAAGACTTATGGGAAGTAGTATCAACAGAGAAAGAAGTACACACCGTACCCTATCCTTATGATGGTCTTAACAACAAGATAGGCGGTTGTCGATTAGGTGAAATCGTAACTGTTACGGCTGGTTCAGGTTTAGGTAAGTCACAACTCACAAGAGAGTTTGCTTACCACCTTCTTAATGAAGGAGCTACGATAGGTTATGTAGCACTCGAAGAATCTAGCAAGCGTACAGCACAGGGACTTATGTCCTTACACTTAGGCAAACCCGTACATCTTGAAGAAGTTGAGACAGAGGAGCTTAGAGAAGCCTTTGATGCAACTCTAGGAACAGGGCGTGTGTTTATGTATGACCATTGGGGATCGACTGAGAGCGAGAACCTATTGGGTAAGATTAGATACCTAGCAAGAGGGTGTGGTTGTCAGTACATTATACTGGATCACATTAGTATTGTTGTTTCAGGCATCGAGGGTGGAGATGAGAGACGGATCATAGACAACATGATGACCAATTTGCGGTCACTAACTGAAGAATTAAATATCGGATTGATTGTCGTATCTCATTTACGTAGACCTAGTGGTGACAAGGGACATGAAGAAGGACAGTTAACTTCATTATCCCAGTTACGAGGTAGTGCGGCTATCGCACAACTAAGTGACATAGTAATTGGCTTAGAACGTAACCAGCAGGACGCTGAGACTTCTAATGTAACAACCGTCCGTATCTTAAAGAACAGATGGTCAGGTGATACAGGTGTAGCAGGACAGCTTCACTACTCCACCACAACAGGT